ACCAAATTATTATTGTTATCTTTTTTTAATCCATAGGATAAGACCTGTTTCTTTTCTAAATATTCATGCTTAACACAATCCTCACACTTATCCCAAATGGACTGTGCTCGCTGTGCGGCCTGCGTATATTTTTCTGCTGTCTTGACCTCTGCCTGGCGTCGTAGCTCTTCAATCTCCGCCTTCTGCTCTTTAGTCATGCGGTATCTTTTACTATTCTCAGGTTTCCAGGTTGCTGTAGGTTGGTCCGTGCTGACTCGATAATCGCCAATACGACCATAGGGGGAGGATTGGTCTAGCCAAGCTTGATACCAACCTACCAGCTTCCTTTGATTACCAATATTGATGTAGGCCCGACCTATTGAGCCATCGGCAATCAAACCCTTCTTAGGGTCTGGTTCATAGCCATTGTTGGCTAAGAAATCTTGAAATTGTGAAACGTAATCTTTGGTAAAGGGTGTGTTAAAATTCTTATTAGGTCGTTTTATTTTTAATGACATCAATCCATCGCTTTTTTATGTGTTTACTTCTTTTGTAAAAGGTTATAGAATAATACCCAAGTTTATTATAATTTGCAAACACATTAGAGGAGATATTTATGAGCTTAACAATTAGTAGCGACGGTAGCGGCGAAAGTCTACCAAAATTACAGAAGGGAATCTATCTTGGAACTTGCTTCCGTATTATTGACTTGGGCACAACAGACCAAGAATATAAAGGCGTAAAAAGTAAAAAGACTAGAGTCCACATAACCTTTGAAGTAACAGAGGCGTTGGACCCAGATAGTAATACTTCCAAAATGGAAGACGGTAGACCTTTCGCAGTTTCCAAAACCTATACTGCATCTTTATTTGAGGCTGCGGCTTTGCGTAAAGACTTAGAGAGCTGGCGCGGTAAAAGTTTTACCGAAGAAGAACTTGGCGGCTTTGACATTAGTAAATTACTAGGTTGTACCGCAAGAATAGAAGTGGGTCACACTGCACCAACAGAAAATTCTTTGGGCGGTAATCCAAAGATACTAAATCTGCAAAGACCAGATGGCGGCATCCAGGTTGTAGAAACACAGAACGAAAAACAATCGTTTGACTTAGACGTTTACCTAGATGATTTCAGAGGTAAGCAATCAGTAGATAGCAAAGCTATGTGTGATATTTTTGACTCATTACCACCTTGGCAACAAGAAGATATTGAATCAAGTTATGAATACAAAACAGCTGTAGGTGAATCAGATGGTCCATCTGAATCTGAAAATCTTGCTGCTCTAAATGAACAAGCAGCCGATGAAATGAATACACCTGGGTTTGACGACGACGAAAATAAAAAAGGTTTAACGGACGACGACATTCCCTTTTAAGTTTACAGGTAGGCGACGTACCTCCAAGCTCTCTTATTACTCCAAGAGAACAACCGTCGCTTACCAACCCAATACTATGTATAAAGATAAAGCAACAGAAATAGCAGAACTGCTAGACATCAAGGGCGAGGCTTATGCTAGTCCAGATGTTTTCTTTGAACAATTAGCAAACACCTGGAACGGGATGCTTGGCGCTGACTTAACACCGAGTCAATGTTGCGCCATGATGTTGGCTTTTAAAGCTTGCAGAATAGTCAACAATCCAAACCATCAAGACTCAGCTGATGACATGGTAGGATATAGTTTGATATTGACTGAGCTTGTCAAAGCACCAAAGCATGACTAACGAAATAGAATACGAACTACAGGTTTTGCCAGCTGCATTAATGATGCAACACACTCTTAATGATGACACTGTACTGCGACTAAATAACTACTTAGATGTGTTAAAAAATGATACTACTAAAACATCAGCTGGTCCTGAATTAGTGGGCCAAATACATCAAGGCGAACAAATAATGATGGATTATCAATCGCCTATGCTAAAACCTTTTGTTAGTATAGTAGAAAGCTTGGGCCTTGCTTATCTACGACATTTTGTGGAACAAACTAAAACTCCTCTAGTCTCCAAGAAAATTGACGTGGATAAGCTATGGTCCGTTCATAGTTTTGCAGGCGACTACAATCCAATTCACGACCATTTAACGACATCACCAATGGGTATATCTTTTACTTGTTGGACCAAAGTACCACAACAAATCGGCGAGCTGAATGATGATACAAATATCAGTTTATACGATAGCTCTGGAGCCATAGACGGCTTTATAAACTTTACCTATGGTTTGAACCAAAGCAAAGACCCAGAGCGATTAAGACCACCTCAACAAGTTATGATAAAACCAGAGGTAGGCAAACTATTATTATTTCCCTCTTGGATGCAACACTGCGTCTATCCTTTTAAGGGTGAGGGAGAAAGAAGAACCGTTGCTGGCAATCTTAATTGCCACAGCATAACTAAAAATGAATTTGAGGAAATACAAAATGAAACCAGGAATATATGAAGACATACCTTATGAAGAATATGCAGAGATACCAGCCTTTAGGTCTCACGACCTAACAGCGGTCATTAAATGCCCATACAGCTGGAAACATCAAAAAGCAATGGTCCAGACCCCAGCTCTGCTGGAAGGGCGGGTGCAGCACACTGTTTTTTTAGAGCTGCATAAGTTTGATGATGAGTTTGTAATACAACCAAAGATTGACCGCAGAACAAAAGTAGGCAAAGAAGAGTATGAAGATTTTATGGCTACCGTTGGTGAAAGGACAGCCATTACACAAGATATGTTTGATACCTGTATTGAACGACGTGATGTTGTAAAAGACTATGTGCCAAAAGCAGATGACCGAGCAGAACTAACGCTTGTGTTTGAATGGCATGGCCATCCGTTTAAATGTAGATTGGACTGGTATGACAATGAAAGAGTTTGGGACCTTAAAACATGTCGTGACGCTTCACCTAGAGGCTTTAGAGGCGCTATTAATAGCTTCAACTATCACATGCAAGCAGCACTATATGTTGAAGGCTGTAGAGCCTCTGGATTAAGAGCAGATGGTTTTAATTTCTTAGCACAAGAAAAAGCTCATCCATATCCGTTTGGTGTTTACACTTTATCTGATGAAGCACTGGAATATGCCAGAGCAAGAAACGAACAAGCACTAGAGCTGTTGTTAAAGTGTAAAGAACAAGATGATTTCAAACCCTACAACCTAGAGGGTGTCCAGGTCGTAGAATTATCAGATTTGTATTAGTTGGCTGTCTGCAACCAATCGTTGTAGGTTTTTTGTAGTTCAGCATTTAAACCGTGAAAGTTTGAATCTTCAAGAGCTTGAAATGCTATCTCCATAATACTGCAACCGTCCCACTTAAGAAATCTTGATACCACAGTACCAATACATTCCTCAGTTGTAGCTTCGTAGCCATCTACAAAGCAACAATCTCTAACCTCATCAACAAGTTTATTTAGTTCTGTATTAATAGACTTATCCATGTTTTCAATTTTTTGCAATTTGTCTTTAACATTCATAATCTTACCTCCTAGCCGTAAGCTCTTAATGTTAATGCAGCAACGATGTCGTTTCTCTCTTTCCACGCAGCGTCTCTTTCTTTTTTTGATTTACTTTCGTCATTTGCTATTGCATCAAGCTCAGCAATAATTTCTCTATAAGTTTTCTTTTTCATGTTACCCTCCAGTAATTTGAAAATGGTATGGCTTGTTCGTCTACACCCCAATAAACACCAATACCGTCGTTAATATTACCAACTTGTATGTTGGCAGGGTTATGTTTCACTCTTCTGCCGTCATCCCACTTAATAGTGATATAACCGTCAGCATGTGTCGCATCTACTTTGCCAAAGTCTAATGGGATGCCAGCACCCCAATAGCCTGTGACTTTTTTGTTTAAGTATTTCACTACGCCACCTCCTTTGGGTATCTATTTAAAAATCTTGCAACTCTTTTCATGGCAGCACCCTCAATCTCCCACTTGGGCACACCACCGTCAAGACAAAGACCTTGACCGTTGCCTATTGGACTACCATATTTGTCACTCATTAGAGTTGACATGTAGTATCTGCTAACAAATTGCCCAAGCTTCATACCTATATCTTTTGGACCATCATTAAAACTAGCATCTGCATCATAAAACTCAACAAGAGGGTCTGCCTCATCATGGGTTAAACACATATTGTTACCATAACAATCTCCCTTTTCAACAATTCTTACATTCCACTCTTGATTTCTCTCGACATCAAGCAAGTTGTATAATTTTTTCACTACGCCACCTCCTTGCAGTTGCATTTTAAATAAACGGTTTTTTCTGGCATTGGATTACCAAAACAATCTTCAAAAGTAATCTTCCTTTTACCAGTACCCAGACAATCTTTGCACATGTTGTCATACACTTTTGCAAATCCGTCTTTGAGTTTCTTTGCCATGGCCTTATCTTCATTACCATGCTCGTCATAACTAATTACATCAAACATTACACCACCTCTATGTCTTTAAGTTTATTGAAATGGGTACTGAGTTGGTAGAGGTTGAGTCAGGCAGTACTGCTAATGAGCCTGTTGGACAAGCTGTTAGAACAGCGATAGAAGCTGCCGTTTATGGACTTGTTATGGAGGGAATGGAAAAACGGTTGTGGGACTTTAATTATGACTCACTATATGATAAACTACCATTGGAGGACGACAATGAATTTGAAGAAAATACTCAGTAGTACCCTTATATTACTTGTTTCGGCTAGTGTTTTTGCTGGGAATAATGATATCTATATAACTCAAACTGGTACAGGATTAACTTTAACTATTGACCAGATTGGGGCGACAAATACAGTCGGTACTTCTTCGGCTAGAGCAACTTTAAGCGGTACAAGCATGACAGTTGATCTAGACCAAATTGGAGATAGTAATGCTTTAGCAATGGCAATTGCTCAAGGTAATTCTTCAAGCTGGACATATAAAGCAACAGGAGACAGTAACGTAGGTACGTTTGCTGTCGGAGGAACTGGAGATTCTGCTAACACAGATTTTGATTTTGATGCAACAGGAGACTCTAACGTGCTTACATTTACGCAAGGAGACGCGTCAACAGCAACAGGGGGTAATCAGGATTTTGTAATCGCTGGTACATCTAACGATGTAAATGTTAAATGTAACGTGGTTGGTTGTATTAACAACTGGTCAATATCAGGAAACTCTAATGATATTGATACTCTGCAGTCTGGGTCATCAGATCATGCAATAACTGTGGCTTTAACGGGAAGTAGCAACAACATAGATGTAGACCAGACAGACTCCACTAGCACTAATGTAGCAAATCTTATATCTACTACGTCTAACGGAACAATAGATATAGATCAATGCGCTTCTGGCTGCTGATCTTATTATTTATAGGGACCACTACTAACGCAAGCGAGATTGGTGAAATCTCCGAGTTTCGTGGGACTGGAGAAGTTTTAAGGAACGAAGACGGCGATAAATTACTTGCTGAACTTGCTCTTGGTATATTCTCCTATGACGACGTTCGTACTGGTGATGGGCGTATAGCAATAGAGTTCTTAGATTCCTCTGTCTTAAAACTTACCGAACACTCTAAAGTAGTTATAGATAGCTACATTTACGACCCCGACCCCAGTAAATCTAAACTAGCTTTGAACATGGCTTCAGGCACGGCTAGGTTTATCACAGGTGCTCTAGGCAGGATAAACAAAGAAAACATATCTATTCAAACTCCCAGTGCTATGATTGCAATTCGTGGAACTGATTTCACTACAACGGTCGATGAACTAGGTCGTTCTTTAGTTATTTTATTGCCTGATGCTAGTGGTAAATCTTCAGGAGAAATAACAGTAACGACTTGGTCTGGTACTGAAGTGCTTAACCAACCTTTCCAAGCGACTATGGTGTCTACATTTGAATCAGAGCCTACTAAGGCTGTTGTTTTAGGCAACCTTACATTAGGACTTATTGACAATATGCTCATTGTTAATAAACCCCCCGAAGTACAGGAAGCTATGGAAGAACAACAAGGAGAATCTAAAACAGAATTAGATAAAGATTTCTTTGAAGATGCTCCTGATTTAGATAAAGATTTCTTAGAGGAAGAAGAAGAAATAAACCGTTTAGACATA